ACGATGGCTTTCCCAGGAGTAGGCAGGGCAGTTTTCATAGCAGGCAGTTCAGGTGGCGGCACGGGCAGGACCACTGACTGGAGCACCTACGATGGAACCAACGACACGGCCTGGCAACAATGGGTGGATGACACATCAACCGCACTGGGCACCACATACCAGACCATAAAGGGATTCAAGAACACCGCGTTGCCTAGTTCAGGCAGTGTGTTCCTGGGCATAGACAACAACGGCACACAGACCGTGGCCAAGTTCGTGCCAGACACGGATGACGCCACCGCGGGACAATTCACACTGGGATCATTCCACGACCTGGGCACCAACAGGGTCCAACTGCTTAACAATGGCACAGAGATGGTGATGACTAGTGCCGTGGATTCAGGCACCATAGTGGTGTTTGATCAACAATTAACGGATTCAGGCAAGGTGTCAGGCGTGGCCACTCTGCCATCTGATAACTGGGATGCCGTGTTGATAGACACAACAACTTCATCAGGTAGCCCAAATGGACCACCATACGACTACACGGAGGACTTCTGGCATTCACGCGCGGACCTCATAGTGTGGGCGATGAGTGATTCAACCCCAAACAGATTCGCCACGGCACACGCACTCTGGCTCAAGGGCACTTACACCAACCAAGGGTCCGCGAGTTCAGGCAGGGATGGCATCAAGGAACTGCTGACCACCCCGTCACAATCACCGTATTACTCCAGCGTGACTACAGGCGGAGCCCACAATTATGGTGACCTTTTGGATTCAGACGGCTACGACGACCACGTGCCACACATCCACTGGATGCGTAACCACCTGGAGGAGGATGGCAGTAGGCCAGGAAATGACTTTGACTTAATATCTTCTTCAAGGCAGACGGAGCGATTGTTCTTGTCACAGAAATTCTACGAGTCCAGCGGTGTCCATCATCCAACCACTGAAACCGTCAATGCGTTCAAGATGATGCTGATGAACCACTACGCATATAATGGGGGTGGTGGATTTGATGGTGACGGTGTCAGCACGGTTCTACACAGCGAAAGCAGTTATCGTTCAAATTCAGATGTAAAATACTACAAGGCCACTGGGCGTAGTGTGTCCAACATAAACAACTACAACACCGCCAGTATGGTCAAGGGCAAATCAATGATACAGGTGTATAACGATGAGTCAGGCTCACTGGGTGGCAACATCTATGTGACGGCTATCACTGACACCACGGAGACCGCCAGTTCAGAGATAAATCCAACCACTCACGATTCAGGCACGGCTGATATGTTTTATTTTGACGAGGTCACCACAGACGACACACACAGCACCAACGCCAAGATATTGAGCACGGTCAATTCAAGCGACAGCACCAACACCAGTTTTGACCCAGAGGACATCTGCCTGGGCGACCTACACGGCGATTACTTTGGCGTGGCCTGGAGACAGGGCACCACCGCTTATGTCAGCATATTTGAGATACAGGAACAGACTTCAGATATGCCTGTGATCACCAGGGTGGCTGACACAATCAACCTTGGAACCGTGCCCAACGCGGGCAGGATGGCCTTGGGTAAATTGGGAAATGGGGTGGCGGTCTTGACCTGTGGCAACTACTACAGGATAATAAAGACGGACACGATCTAATTAAATACAGAAAAAAGGAGACACACTATGGCGACTTGGCCAACAGGAACAAAAGCATCAACAGCCAACCTTGACGCGGGCACGGATTCACCAAGACTGGCACGGGCGGACATCAAACAGAACGTTGATAACGTCAATTCAATAATTGATATGTTCAACATTGACTCACCAACGGCCAACCAGGTTTTGAAATACAACACATCAAACGCAAGATTTGAACTGGGCACTGATGACGCAGGTTCATCAGGCGACATCACATTCGTTGGAGATGACTCCACGGGCACCGCGGTCAGCCTAAACGAGACATTCAAGATAGCGGGTGCCACGGGCATAACCACAGCGGTATCAGGCGACACATTGACGATCACTGGAACAGCACAGGACTTCGCATACTCAAGCCTGACGGGTGCTCCAACAAACGTCAGTTCATTCACCAATGACGCAGGATACATCACTGATGACGGCAATGGTGATCTAACAATAACAAATTCAACCATACAATCATCAGGTGACACCATAGACCTTGATGACATAGTGAGATTCAATGTGGGCTACAAGGAGGACATCAACGCCCTGACCAGTTCAGCGTCAATCAGCGTGGATGCTACGACGGCACCAGTCCATACGGTCACGCTGGCACACGCGGCCACATTCACGATTTCAAATATGGTTTCAGGACAATCAATCCTGATAATCATCACCCAAGACGGCACAGGAGCAAGGACTGGCACATTCACTTCAGTGAAGTTCCCAGGCGGGGCACCAACACTTTCAACTGGTGCTGGCGACATTGATGTGATATCCGTGTTCTATGATGGCACCAACTACTTGGGCAACATAGCACAGGACTTCACAACATAATGCCATTAGGATTCAAGGGAAACATACTGACCACATCGTCATCAGCGGTGGTGGCGGCCAACACACAGGCGGCGACCTGGGAAATAAAATCAGGTGCCACTGGATGGAGCAGTTGGACCAACCTTTACGCATTTGGTGATGAATCATTGATGGGTGCCTGGGATGGCAGTAATTACACCACGGACAGCAAGATCACGGTGTATCCACAGGACAGCAGTTTCTACTTCAACACATCTAACACCTGGACCATAGAGTTCTGGATTGGTTTCACTGGACCCGTGCTGATAGACCAACCACAGAAGATCATCAACATCACCAACGACGAATTCCTGTCAGAATACACAAACGACAACTTTGAGACCACGTGGAACACCAGCCAAGACAAGTTCAGCGTGTCCCTGGGCAACACAGGAGCAGTGGCTTATGTTTCCACCAGCAGTTCGCTACAGCACTTCGCGTTCCAGTCAGACGGCAATGGCAGGTATGACTTCCACGCTAATGGACAGAGGCAGTATGGATCAACTGGCAACAGCAACAGCACCAGTGCCAGGTCAGTGGCCATAGGTATGATTGGTAGTAGGAACTTCAACAACGAACCCAGGATCGTCATAGACGAGATCAGGATCAGCAACATCAGGCGTTATCCCAACTTCCAATACACGGTGCCAACATCAGCATTCACCACGGACGAGAACACCTTGGCCCTGTTCCATTGTGATGGCAACAGGGATGATTCCAGCAGGGCCTAACAAATAAATAACATTGTAAATTTACAAAGGAGAAAAAATTATGTCAGACGCGGCTAGCAACTACTTGGAGTCCAAACTCCTTGATCACGTTCTAAACTATTCAACGGCACCTTACACGGACTCTAACCTTACCACCATCTATGTTGGCCTATTGGCCAGTGGCGGTAGTAATAGTGCCTTGATCACTGCTCTTGAGAGTGGAACATCAGGGACCGTATCAACAGGAGACTGGGGATACTATGAGATCACTGGCAACGCCTACACGAGACGATCTGTGGGATTCGCGAGTGCTTCATCAGGTTCAATCAGTTCCAACACCACGGTTGAATTTCCAGTGGCGACGGGTGATTACGACACGGCTGGAGCAACGGGCAACACGGTCACACACATCGCGTTGTTTGATGGTTCAACGGGCGGCAACGTGCTGTTCTATGGTCAATTGGCCACATCAAAGACGGTTAGTTCAGGAGACCAATTCACCATCACATCAGGGAACTTAACGATCACGCTATCGTAGGGAGGTCTTAAATGACCACCAGGTCCAGGTTATCATACAACACCTACCAATTTGGTAATGGCAGTCTATCTCCTAGCGGTTGGACAACAGGAACTATCACTCCAACGTGGAGTGTAGATTCATTTGAGAACATAGCAAACCCAAGCGGTAGTGCTTGGACTGACAATGGCAATGGCAGTTTCAGTGCCAACATAACCAGTGGCACTGCCAGTGCCACACAGACGTTACGTGTCAAGATGAAACTTGACAATCCCAACGACGTATTCAAAACGTATCAGGGCATTGACAAGGACAGGGCCAGGATCATAATACACGGTCCTTATTTCCAACCCAACGTAAGATACACCACAGGTTCAGCCAGCCAATTGACATATTTCCAGATGAGTGTCAGCACTTATCAACAATGGAATGGCTCACCACCTAGTCCGCACCAGCAAGTGTGGGCATTTAATGGAAGGTCCATTGGTCTGTATGATTACATTGGTTATATGACCAGCCACAATTACATTGGACAAGATGTTCTGTCTGAAGTTGAAACCAACATTGGAACTGGTGAGTATGGTCCAATCAACATCAGTAGAGGTAGCACATACGCCACACAGCGACCATTTGAGCAATTCAGTGATCCAGATAATCTGTTCATAGAATACAGGTTTGGGAACGATAATAATAGTGCCACATACAACACAACCGTAACCGTATCACCAAAATTCCAGGTTCCCAACAACGGTAACGTTGCTATCACCTACTACTGGTATGCGGGGGCCATAAACATTGATGGCCAGGATGGCGACAGCATTGACACTATGGCGGTCAATACGACGACCAATTTCATAGCCGCACACAAATTCTTTGGTGAGTCAGCGATGGCCACACAGACCACACTCACGGAGGCATCAAAGAACAGGAAGTTCTGTCCAGCCACGACTATGAGTGCTGGCCAGGCCACGATGTCAGTCACACCAAGTTTCAAGATTGGTGTTGATGAGACACAATCAGTCCAGTTCAATCTACAGGCCACCACCTTCAACTTCGTTAGGGCTGATGCCTTAACGATGTCAGCTGGGCAGGCCACTATGACCACCACACCAGCATTCAAACTATCAACAGCCAATCTTGACATAGCCGCACAGGCACAGACCACGTTTGGCAGTAATATGATCTTTGACGTATTCACTGAATACACGTGGGACTCGTTCAACCTCAACACATACTTTGAATTGGGATACGCTGAAGGACAATACGCACTGGAGCAGGGCGAATACACCTGGGACTTCACTGGCGACTTCACCTGGGACACCTGGGCATCAGTGACCTGGATTGGCAACGAAGCGGGCTGGGACAACTGGCCAGAGGACGTTTGGGACAGGAAATACAAGATAAGATCACAGCACACGATGACCTTGAGCACTCTGTTCAAGGTTGGAGAACCACTCACCGTGAATTCCGCGGTGGTGTTGGCCACAGACCCAGGTTTCAACATACCACTGGAATCAACCACCATACGGGCACAATCAGCCGTTGTGGAGGCACGTGCCACTGGCAAGATTGAAGTCAGCATCAGTTTGAGTGGCGTGTTCGCCAAAGCGGTGGTGGCGGCCGCCAACTACGGTCCAGGATTATCAGTCAGCACACAGACGACAACCACGTTTATTGGTAATGTCATCACTGACACCACACAGGCGTTGGTGGCGGACACCAACAGCACGTTCGCTGGTCTGATCAGACTGCCAGCGGAGATGTCAGCACAGGCTGATGTTGAGACTGACTTTGATCCAAACATCATATATGACAGCCAAGTGGCGATCGCGGGCATTACGGTCCAAGTGGCCACCACTAGGATCATATACCAAGGTGATCCATACTACCTGATCAAGGTCCCCGCTGAAAACAGGGCCTTACCAGTGCCAACAGAAAATAGAATAACATTAGTTGAAGGCGAAAATAGAGTAAATATGATTACGGCGGACACCAGGACGATATTGGTCCCTGAAGAAACAAGGAGTATCAAATTGAGAATACCACCATTGAGCAACAGATTATCAACACCTAGGGTAAGGAGCGAAGCATAATGGCCAACTTGACGGGCGCTCGTAGAGACAACACAGGATTATTTTTCGTAAAGGACACAAATTCAAACCTACAATTTGGACTGGACTGGACGGACTACCTGAAGGCCTCTGACAGCATAAGTTCAGCGTCAGTGACCATCAGCACGGTGAGTGGTGATCCAGCACCATTGGCACTGCCAACGGACGCGGCCACGGACGTTACCATTTCAGGTGGCAACACGGTGTATGTGAGATTAAACGGTGGATCAGTCCAGAACGTCTATACAATCAAGGTCACCATAGTGACCACACAGGGAGACACTGATTCAAGATCATTCAGGATCAAGGTCCAGGAGAAATTATTATAATGGCAAAGTCATACAAACTAGACAAAGAGATGATATCTAGACTTGCGTCTATAATGTGTAGTTACGAAGAGATAGCAATGGTTATGGACACGTCAGTTGATAACCTACAGAAGAGATACAAAGACCTAATAGAAAGAGGCAGAGCGGAAGGCAAGAAAGGCCTACGTAGGGCACAATACGAGAAAGCAGTCAAGGACAAAGACGTAAGGATGTTGATATTTCTTGGCAAGCAGTATCTTGATCAGAAGGACCAGCCCACAGACACGGAGAGCAATGAGCCTTTACCTTGGCCTGAAGACATCTAATGAAACTATCAGGACCGCAAAAACAGATTGCGGATCACCCCGCAAGATTTAAAGTATTGGTATCAGGAAGGCGATTTGGTAAGACCACTTTGGCCATCAGGCAGTTGGCATACTTCGCCAGGAAGCCAGATACGCTGTGTTGGTATGTGGCCCCGTCCTACAGGCAAGCAAAACAGATCGCCTGGGTGGAGATCAAGAAAATCTTGGGCAACCTGAATTGGATAAAGAAGGTCAATGAAGCAGAACTCACACTGATACTCAAGAACGGATCAAGGATATGCCTGCGAGGTGCTGACAACAAAGACAGCCTGCGTGGGGTTGGTATCAATGGTATCCTGGTGCTGGACGAGTGTTCAGACATAGACCAAGAGGCCTGGACTGAAGTGTTGAGGCCCACGCTATCCACACACAACGGACACGCACTATTCTGCGGCACACCAAAGGGCTTGAACTGGTTCCACGACCTATATCAACAGGGACAGAAGACCACGGACCTCAATTGGCAGAGCTGGCAATTCACCACTGAACAGGGTGGATGGGTGAGCCAGGAGGAGATAGACCAGGCCAGGAAGGACCTGGACGAGAAGACCTATAGGCAGGAATACCAAGCGACCTTTGAAACATATTCAGGCATCATATACTACGGCTTTGATATGAAGCACAACGTCAAGAACATCACGCTACCTGATGACGTCACTGGGCTGTCAATTGGAATTGATTTCAACCTGAACCCTATGTTCGCCACCGTGTCATACATCAAGAATGACATCATCCACGTGTTTGACGAGATACAGATATGGAGTTCAAACACTGATGAATTGTGTGAAGAGATATTGAGACGTTATCCTGGCAAGAGGATATTCGCCTACCCTGACCCAGCCGCGAGGCAGAGGAGGACCAGCAGTGCCAGGAGGACTGACGCACTTATACTCCAGGAGAATGGCTTC